TTCTTTTTAAGTCCTCGTCTTTAGCTATTTGTGCGGTTAACACAGCATCTTCCGCAGTTTTGCACATTGATTTTATTAATCCTTCGGTAGCTATTGAAGACGGACGTATAACAAGCTTTGTTGTACTATCTATTGAATTGAATACATCGTCAAAATCGCGATGAATAGCGTCAGCTACCTTTTTTATAACTTCTATAGAGGGAGCGATCTCCTTTCCTGTTTTTGGATTAATATTTTTTTCTAACAAGGCCACATATGCTTTGCTTAACCCTGAAGCAGCGGCAAAGTCTGCCATACTCATATCGTGGTCGATTCTATAATTTTTGATTAAATCTCCGAGAGTCATACTCATCTTCCTTTCTGTATAGTTTAGTATACATTAGGTTCGCCTTGAGCTGCCAACAAATTATCCATCAGCGAGATTACAGCTTTTTTATTTCCGTCATTTAGTTTATGAAATTTTTTTAAAAGCTTTGCATCGAACATTCCGTCGTTGTAAGGCTTTTCTTCTTCCCAGCCCATGAGATATGCTGGGGAAACTTCAAGGGCTTTTGCAAACTCTTTGATTTTTTTGATATCCAAGCTTTTTATTTCCCCGTCTTCATATCTTTTGATGGTGCTTTCATGCAGACCAATCTTTAAGCCAAGTTCGGCTCTTGTCATTTTTAAGTGTTTGCGTGCAGAAAAAAGTCTTGTGCCGACTTTTTTGTTGTATCTTCCGTCCATAAGCATCAATTCCTCGTCTTCCCATCCCATAAGGTACGATATGGTTGTGTTAAGTGCTTTGGCAAATTCTACAACTTTGCTTTGCACGATATCATTTACACCAAGTTCTATCTTCGCAATGGTAGTCTTACTTTTATATCCAAGTTTTTTTGCAAGCTCTTCTTGTGTCATGCCTAATTCTTCTCTGCGAGCTTTTATTCGTTTCCCTATTGTTGCCATATTTCACCTCAACAAATACCAAATATTTTTGATTTCAATCTGGAATTTTTATGTTGTCTCTTTTATGTGTTGCACCTAATTCGCATGCACGGTCAAGAGGTTTTTCGTTCAAACGATGACCTTCTGAAGCCTTTTTAAGAGTGTCAGAATTAATGTATTTATGGATATATGTTAACTCTTCTACACGTTTTATAGCTTCTAACTGCCCTTTAACATTGAGTCTTTCAAAGAACTCCAACAGGCCGTTGATACGGTTTATATAGGTTTCTTCCTGTGTTAAAGGTGCTCTTAATCCTAGATGTTCTTCGACCATTTTTTGTGCCACCTTAAGCGTTATTTCTTCTGGTGATTTTCTTTCAGGGTTATCTTCCCATACCATTAAGTAGGCTGGGGTTGTTTTTAAAATTTTGGATAATGGTTCCAAAATCTTGCCGGGAACTTTTTCGATATCGCCTTTTTCGTATCTATATACTGTTGCAACAGAAATGTTTAATGCTTTTGCAATATCTTCAACTGGTATTTCTAATTCTTTTCTTCGGAATTTCATTCTCTGTCCTGTTTCGAGTATTGTTTCGCTATGTGTTTTTCTTTCGGGGTTGTTCTCCCAGCCCATAAGGTATGCGGGGGAAACATTACAAAGAGAGGCAATAGCTTCTATTTTGTCAGCCGGGATATTTGTTACGATGTCATTTTCGTACTTGTAAAGGGTTTGTTTTGATACATTAATGCTGTCGGCAAAAGATACTTGGCTCATGTTCATTTTTTGGCATCTTAATTTTTTGATTCGTTTTCCTATTGTCATGTTTTACACCTCTTGTTTCCCATATATTCCCGTGTGTTATGCAAAAGTGTTGTAATAGTCCTCGACAATTTGTCTGATGGTTTTCTTTTTGTCCTCAGGCAGAGCAATGAACATTTTAATTATTCTTTTTAAGTCCTCGTCTTTAGCTATTTGTGCGGTTAACACAGCATCTTCCGCTGCCTTTGTAAGTGTTGAAATCATTTCTTCGTCCTCCCACCCCATAAGGTGTGCGGGAGTAGTGTGCAATGCCTCTGCAAAGGCAACAATTTTTGATTGGGTTAAATCCACCTTGCCTTGTTCCACTTTTGTAATCATGGATCTTTCATAGCCAACTCTGTTTGCAAGTTCAACTTTTGTCAATCCAAGTTCTTCCCTTCTATTTTTAATGTTTTTATACAATGCTAACATTTTTTCACGCTCCTTTTAAGGGTACTATAACACGTGAGTGAAAATAATTCAACAAAAATATTAAAAAATGTTGACACGCATTCAAGAGTGTGTTACTGTTGGTGTGTGAATACAATTCAACAAATAAAGAAGGAGGGAGCAAAATGACAAACTCGGAACGATTAAGAAAAAAAGTAGAGGAATTTGGGATTACCTTTACTTTTTTGGCTGAGAAGATTGGAATCACAAGGGAATCGTTATACAAAAAGATGCGGAATGAAACAGAGTTCAAAGCATCAGAGATTTCTGGTGTTGCCAAGACATTGCGATTTAAGTCAGAAGGAAATCAACGAAATTTTTTTGATAATTGTGTGAATTAAATTCACACAGTATAAAAGAAGGGGGACTAAATGAACGAACTTGTGACGTTAAAGAAAAATGATGTTTTTACAACGAGCAGGGTAATTGCTGAAGGGACAAACAACAAACACAAAAATGTGAAAGAGTTAATTTTGAAGTACAAAAAAGATTTACAAGAGTTTGGTACTTTCTCCGTTTTAAACGTAGAAAGTACCGGAGGAAGACCGGAAGAATATTATCTCTTAAATGAAGAACAGGCTACTTTTTTAATAACGTTACTTAGAAATTCAAAAACAGTTGTCGTTTTCAAAAAAGAACTAGTACGTCAATTTTACGCTATGAGGAAATTTATCATGGAGCGTCAGACCGAGGAATGGAGAGTAACACGGAAGCAGGGGAAACTGACGAGGAAGAACGAAACGGACGTATTAAAACAGCTTGTAGAATACGCAAAAGTTCAAGGGAGTAAAAACGCAGACAAGCTTTATATTACATATTCAAAGCTTGCCAATAAAGCAATATCGATACAGGGCAGAGATAAAGCCACAATAATGGAGCTTAACAATTTAAGCTTAGCGGAAAATATCATTTTGCACTGTATAAAGACAGGAATGGCAGCAGGGAAGCATTACAAAGAAATATATCAAGACAGCAGAACAAGGCTTGAGATGTTTAAAGACATAGCCTTTTTAGGAGGAGATGTGAGTGAAGAGGTTGCTGTCTGATTTGAAACGACAAGAAGAAATAAGAGAAAGCGGAGGAACTAAATGAACGAAATAAAGATTTTTGAAGACGAGGAAGGACATGGAAAATGCTTGAAAACACGGTTATTTACGTAATAGCGGAGCTGGTTTTGGTTGAATTTTTGAGGCAGAAGTAAGGAGGTAAGGCGAATGGGAAAAGGGTTGACTGTTATGGCGATTATATCGTTAAGCGTGATAGGGTGGATGTTTTTTAAAGTTTTTGGAAGAAAATACTGAGTAATAATTTGGGAGGATAAAAAAATGAGACTTGAAAAATATACAATGGACTTATTATGTGCTGAAGAACATCTTGAAAGTGTTATTGACCGTATTCCGTTGGGGAAAAGAGAGTTAGCGATAGATGAATGCATTTACAGACTTAAGCTTAAAAAATTGGCAAAATTGGAGGTTCCGGAGATTAAATTCTGCTTGTCGAAGGAGGTTTATTAAGGTGAATCGTAGTTATGCAAGTTTTTTCCTTACGGGGATGGCATATAAGGAGTTTTTGTCCGAAAAACAGTCAAGGATACTTTTGGAAATTGCAGACTGTATTAGATTTGATGCATGGGGAAAAGGGGAAGAAGACTGCAATGATAAAATACAAGATGATAGGAGATTATGCGATTATTACAAATCCAAATATTATAAGTAGCAGCAAAGGACGTTATAGAAAATGTAAAGTGTGCGGATTGGAGTATAACATCAGCAGAGGCGGAGAAGCCGAAAAAATGCGGAATTTTGTTTGCTATAAATGTACGGGGAAAGAGAGGCGTGTATGAAGCTTGAGAAAGTACATGAAAAGATACAGCGTGAAAGATTGATAAAAGATGTTATGAGACGCTGCGAGCATGAAGTTGTGGGACGGGTTCAGGCTAACTGCCTTGCATCGTGTGTTCAGGTGCTCCACGATAAATTTGGATTTGGGAAAAGAAGGCTTCAGACGTTCATGGTTTATGTTTATGAAACCTATGACAGTATACGCGGACGATGGGTAGAATTTGAGGACTTGAGACGATGTATTTATGATGAACTGGGAATTGATTTTGAGGAAGTTGAGAAAATGCTTGCAGACAAAATAAAACGGGAAAAAGAGGGGAATTTTAGTTGAAAGAGAAACATTATAATCAGGAAATAAAAGCAGATTTTGGTAAGCCTAAGATATCACTTGTACCACCGCAAATAATCAAGGATATAGCAGAAGTAAGAGAATATGGGGTTAAAAAATATGGTAGTGCAGAAAGCTGGAGAAAAGTAGAATTAGAAAGATACATAGATGCTTTTTTACGTCACTCCATAGCACTTATTGAGGATATCGAAAGTGTAGACGAAGAAAGCAGGATAGAGCATTATAAGCATGCAGCGTGTAATTTAGCTTTTATAGCAGAGATTGCAGCTAAACGTAAGTTTAAGAAGAAATACAGGGGGCAGGAAAAAGGTGATAGAGCTGTTAAAATGCATTGATTATATCGAAAGGCCCGACATAGAAAGACTTGTATGTGGTATTGTTAAACAGGCAGTAAGAGATTACAAAGCAGCTACAGGAGTTAAGAAAAGTTACATAATCGGGGCATCGGAAACGTATGGCAGGGCATATTTGGCAAAAGACTGTGAAGATTTTTTTAAGTCAAAATGGTTTATTAATCTTACAGGTATTGATGGTGTTATGTTCTTGGAAAAAGTACAGGCCGGGCAAAAAACAACTACAAAAATGCAGCACCGCAAAAGAAGGAGAAGAAAAGATGATAAAGGAGATACCGAAGAAGCCAATAATTAAATCGTGGAATCCTGCAATATGTCCTACTTGCGGTGAGGGATTAAGTGAGAGTTGCGGTGATGGTTATTATAGGCATTATGAGCATTTAAAAGTGTGTAATTGCGGTCAGAAATTAAAGTGGAGAGGATAAGAATAATGAAGGGATTCACATTACCAATAACGGACACAATCATTATAAATGGCAAATTATATTCTAAAAAAGCTTTGTGTATAGCTTGGTTTAAACTGAGCAACGATATGTTTTTTGATATTTATGGATTTAACTTTAATCCCCATGAATACGAAGGACTTTATGAATGGGGTCAGAACACATTATATGGAGATAAAAGCATTTTTTGGAGGGGGAATAAAAATGAAAGCATATTATAGGCCGGAAGAGGTGGCTAGGGAAACAGGGTTATCTGCACAATATATCAGAGTAAATATGGAGAGTGGTGCTTTTCCTATTGGAATTGTTGTTAGAAAAGACGGGAAAAAAAGAGCTGATTATAAAATATTTCCGAAAATGCTGTACGATGTAACGGGTTTTAAAATTGATGGATATGAACCTGAGCCTGTTGTTGTAGCACAGGAGAGATAAAGGGAGAGTTGGGAGATGACTAAAGGTAGCGATGGTTTGTATTAGCGGTGCATCTGAATGTACTGGATGCATGAACTGTTTTGACAACACAGAGAAAAAGCTTTTCTGCCCGTCATGCGGTAAACGTCTTGATAATGACAGTAAAGTGTATATCGACAAGGGGAGTACCGAGGTTATTGGGTGCGATAAGTGCATCACAATGAAATATGCCGAGGATATGGAAGATTTGTTTATTTAGGGGGAAGAATAAAATGCTTAACAAAGTAATGTTGCTTGGAAGGCTTACGGCAGACCCGGACGTTAGATATTCGCAGGGCGAAAGGCCCATAGCGAGAGCAAGGTTTTCTTTAGCAGTAAACAGAAGATTTAAAAAAGATGGAGAGCGAGGCGTAGACTTTATTGATTGCGTGGCTTTCGGCAAAGGCGGAGAGTTTGTTGAACGCTATTTTAAAAAGGGACAGCGGGTAAATATTGTCGGAAGGTTACAGGTGGGAAATTGGAAAGATGACGAGGGCAAGTCGCACAAATCTGTTGAGGTTATCGTTGAAGAACAGTATTTTGCAGAAAGCAAATCTAAAGGTGCTTCTGATGGCGCGGAATATGATATTTCAGGGTTTGTTCCAATAGATGAAGATGATGACGGCATGCCTTTTTGATAGAGGTTTGAGAAGAAGAGGGTGAGAACAAGTGAGTGTTTTAGAAACTAGAGTTTCCGATATGACCCGTGCTGAATGGCTTAAGGAAAGGAAAAAAGGAGTAGGGGGAAGTGATGCTGCTGCAATAGTAGGGCTTAATCAATACTCCACTCCTTACAGCGTATGGGTGGACAAGACGGGGAGACTGCCTGAAAAAGAGGACAACGAGGCGATGAGAATAGGCAGAGACCTTGAGGCGTATGTGGCTAAAAGGTGGGAAGAAAAGACAGGGAAAAAAGTACGCCGTAACAATTTTATGATGCGGAACCCCCTTTATCCTTTTGCTATTGCGGACATTGACCGAGATGTAGTGGGAGAGAATTCAGGACTAGAGTGCAAGACAACAAGCGTGATGAATCTCAAGAAATTTAAGAACGGCAGCTACCCTGAAAACTATTATGTACAATGCGTTCATTACATGGCGGTAACGGGAGCCAAGCGCTGGTATTTGGCAGTATTAGTTCCGGGGCAAGGCTTTTTCGATTTTGTCATTGAGCGTGACGAGGAAGAAATAAAGGCTTTAATGGCAGCAGAAAAAGAGTTTTGGGGCTATGTTGAATCTGATACGCCTCCGCCCTTCACAGGGCTTAGCCCTGACAGCAATGCTCTTAGTGTTGTGTATCGTGACAGCCTGGCAGAATCAATTAATATGTCAGGCAGAGAAAAAGACATAGAGGCATATTTAGCGCTTAAGGCACAGAAAAGAGAGCTTGATAAAAGCATTAAATATTATGAGCAGACGCTGCAAAGTGATTTACAGCACAATGAAATGGGCGTATGCGGAGAGTACATAGTGAGTTGGAAACAGCAGACGAGAGCTGCACACATGGTAAAAGAAAGTACATTCAGAAAATTTGAAGTGAAGAAGAATAAGGGGGCTTAACATATGGCAGGAGCAATTCAGAAAGCAACAGAAAAAAGAGCATTACAGGCAAGTACAGACAAGGCAGCAAAGGGCAGTATCAGCACAATGTTAAACGCCTTTCTTGACAGGGAAGGCATGAGAAAGAGGTTTGATGAGCTTCTTGGAGAGAGAAGCCCTCAGTTCATATCAAGTGTGGTTTCCCTTGTAAATGCAGATGTAAATTTACAGAAGGCCTTTAACGAAGCTCCTATGACAGTTATCCAGGCAGCGTTGAAAGCGGCTACATACGATTTGCCTATTGACCCTAATCTTGGGTATGCATACATTATGCCTTTTAATAATTCGATTAAGAATCCTGACGGAACTTTTTCTAAGAGGCATGAGGCTACGTTTATTCTTGGCTGGAAGGGAATGAATCAGCTTGCTTTAAGGACAGGCTCTTATAAGACTATTAATGTTATTGATGTGCGCGAGGGAGAATTAAAACGCCGAGATAGGCTTAGAGGTGATCTTGAGCTTGAATTTATCGTAGACGAGGATGAAAGAGATGCAACGCCTATTGTTGGCTATGCCGGTTATTACAGACTGATGAATGGTGCGGAAAAAATTATCTATATGACAAAAAAACAGGTAGAAAAACATGAGGAGACAAACAGAAAAGGTCAGTTTATGACTAAGGCGTGGCGAGATAATTTTGAGAGCATGGCTCTTAAAACTGTATTCCGTAAACTTATTGGCGATCACGGCTTAATGAGCATTGATTACAGAAGCGCAGACAAGGAGACACTTGCTCTTGCTACAGCTATTGCTGATGAAGAAAATGACAATGTTATTGACTTAGGTGCAGATGGATTTACTGTTCAGGAAGACGCGGCAACAGAAGAATAAGGAGCAGGGAAGATGGCGGAACGAAGAATGTTTGCGAAAACGATAATCGATAGTGACGCATTTCTTGATATGCCTTTGTCGACTCAAGCTTTATACTTTCACCTTTCTATGAGAGCTGATGATGACGGATTCGTAAACAATCCTAAGAAAATCCAAAGAATGATAGGTGCTTCTGATGATGATTTGAAGCTACTAGTGGCAAAGAAATTTGTTGTTCTATTTGAAAGTGGAGTTGTAGTGATAAAGCATTGGAAAATAAATAATTACATCAGGTCTGACAGGTACAAACCGACTGTTTATCAGGAAGAAAAAGCCTTGCTTACAGAGAAGGAAAATGGTTCGTATACACTTGGTATACCAAGTGTCAACCATACGGTATACCAAATGGATACCCAGTATAGGTTAGGTAAGGATAGGATAGAGTTAGGTAAGGATAGGATAGATAAAAGTTGTTGTTGTAGTAATTATGTATATATATATTCGCGCGCGCGCGAAACTATCATAGAATGCTATCAAAAATACTTTGGGATGTCTCCTTCTGAATACGAAATAGAAGCGGTAAGTAAGTGCGTTAATAATTTGAACAAGACATCGGGCGAGGGTGGTATTGCTTTTGACGAAGATAAGAGAGCACTTCTTGAGATTGCTTTTGAGTCTGCAGCAAAAGCAAATAAAAAGACAGTTGGCTACATAGAGGGTGTTTTTCATAATTATTGGAAAAAAGGGATATGTACTGCAGATGATTATTGGCAAAAACAGTATGAGTGGGACAAGGCTCATGGAAAGATATAAGACTGGAGGTGTTGCCGGTGCTAATGACTGAAGAGGAATACATGGATACGATAGCTGGGCGAAAAGGGGCGAAGGCTAAAAAGAATAAATACAGAGCTAAGAAAACATGGCGTGACGGTCTTTGTTTTGACAGCATTAAAGAAGCCGACTATTACAGCAGGCTTAAGATAGAAAAACAAAGCGGCATGATTGCAGGATATATTGTTCACGGCAAGATGATTTGCACAGCAGGAGGGGATAACAGCGAGGAAAGGGCTGTTACATATGAGCCTGATTTTATCGTGCTTAAGAATGACGGAACCTATGAGATTGTGGACACAAAAAGTGAAGCCACAGTTACGCCTGTTTTTAAAAATAAGATGAAAGCGTTAAAAGAAAAATTTCCTGATGTTGAAATAAGTATACAGTAAGGAGTGATACAAATGGCGTTAACAATGTATTGCCCTTTTTTTTCGGTGGACTACAATGACAAGCAGGGCAAACAAAAGATTCGCTGCGAGAGAGCTTCTATTAACTTTGAGGGGAAGAAAGAGTTTAAAGAATATGTAAGCCAATATTGCGGTTCGTTAAGAGGATGGAAAGAATGCAGTATTGCCGAAAGCACACTTAAACATTATGATGGGGAGGAGAGAGTGTGAAGATACTGGTTGATGAAATGCCTAAGCACTGCGATAATTGTCCGTGTTATACTTACAATCTTTTTAATCACAATTATGTTTGTAAAATTGATGGATGGGAATGCGGGATGATTGAAAAAGAGTGCCGTTGGTTTAAAGAAGCCGGCAGAAAGAATCGGGAAGAAAGATTTGCTGACATTTGATTGGAAGTATATAGAAAAGTTGATAAAGGTGAACTCACGGAAGATGACCTAAGAAATCACCTTTGAAAAAAAGCAAGAATGAAGGTGGTGAAAAAACTGTGAGTGGTAGGAACCCATTTTTTAATAAAAGTGGATATGCCGATCCAACAGCATTCTATGGAACAAAGGAACTGATCAAGGAAGAAGAACAACTTGATAGAAAAGTTCACAGCGTGATAGCAGTCATGAAACTGACTGTTGAATGGGCAGGTTTTGAAGTCATTGAAAGAATTCCGTTGAAACACAAGGAAACTGGAAAGGAGTTTAGATAATGAGGTTCAAACCCAAAATGAGTGATCAGGGACTACACAACATTAGTGTGTGATGAGGTGATTTTTTTGGAAGCAAAAGAGTATTTAAGGCAATCATACAAATTGAATGAAAAGATAAAAGACAAAAGAGAAAGAATAAAAGCGCTGAAGGAACTGTCTATCAGTCTAGATACAATAAATCACTCCAAAGACAGAGTTCAGACAAGTCAAGTCACAGATGGATCATTCGTAAATCAGTTGGCAACCATTGATCAGTTGGAAAGAGAACTGACAGAAGAACTGATTGGTTTGCAGAATCTTATCTGTGAAATATCAAAGGCAATTGATGCGGTTGAAGATGTGGATTGTGCTTTGATACTATCCAAGCGGTATTTGTTAATGAAACATTGGGATGACATTGCTGATGACTTGGGATATTCGGTGTCACAATTGCATCGTATTCATGCAAAAGCATTAAATATTTTTGTAGTTCCTGAAAAGATGAAATGTGATGGTATGGAATGCGACATAGTATTTTGATATAATAATAGAGTAAAAAACCATCTAGGGAAACCTGGGTGGTTTTCTTTGTATAGAAAGGCAGGTGAAAAGTATATGATGACTGAAAAGAAGAAGCGGTTCTGTGATGAATATTTGATTGACACAAATGCAACACAGGCGGCAATCCGGGCTGGGTATTCTGTGAAGACTGCGTATAGTCAGGGACAAAGATTGTTGAAGGATGCTGAAGTTCAAAACTATATTAAGGAAAAAGCAGAAAGCATCAAGGATGAAAACATTGCAGATGCAACTGAAGTCATGATGTATTTGACATCTGTTTTGAGAAGTGAAAGTAGAAGTTGTGAAATAGTTGTTGAAGGTTGTGGGAATGGTTTTTCTGCAGCAAGGACCGTGGACAAACCACCTTCTGAAAAGGATAAATTAAAAGCTGCAGAATTGCTTGGTAAAAGATACGGAATTTGGACAGAAAAGATTAGTTTGGATGGTGTGATTCCTGTTGTAATTTCAGGGGAAGATAAACTTGAAGAATAGAATTTTCCTTCCTGATGTAGTTGGGAAAGGATACAAGGCTTTTTGGAACTTCAAGGGCAGATATAGAGTTTGCAAGGGAAGTCGAGCATCCAAGAAGTCAAAAACAACTGCATTGTGGTACATAGTAAACATGATGAAATATAAGGGTTCAAACCTTCTGGTTGTCAGAAAGACATTCAGAACTCTGAAGGATTCATGCTTCACAGAACTGAAGTGGGCAATCAATAGATTGTGTGTACAGAATCATTGGGAAATCAAAGAATCACCACTTGAACTGACATACAAACCTACAGGACAGAAGATTTACTTCAGGGGGTTGGATGATCCATTGAAAGTAACATCAATCACTGTGAATGTTGGTTCTTTGTGTTGGATGTGGATTGAAGAAGCATATGAAATCATGAAAGAAGATGACTTCAACATTCTGGATGAATCCATCAGGGGTGGTGTTGAAGATGGTCTGTTCAAACAGATCACACTAACCTTCAACCCTTGGAATGAACGTCACTGGATCAAGAAACGGTTCTTTGATGCTGAAAAAGACCCAGATATCCTTGCAATTACAACAAACTACATGTGTAATGAATGGTTGGATAAGGCTGACTTGAAAGTTTTTGAAACTATGAAGAAGAACAATCCAAGAAGATATAGGGTTGCAGGCCTTGGTGAATGGGGAATTGTTGAAGGTATTATCTTTGAAAGATGGAAAGAAGAATCTTTCAGACTGGATGACATCAAGAAGATAGCAGGAATCAAAACTGCATTTGGTCTTGACTTTGGTTATACAAATGACCCTTCTGCATTCTTCTGTGGAATGATTGATCAGAATGCAAAGAAAATCTATGTGTTCGATGAAATGTATAAAAAAGGCATGTCCAATGAAGCAATCCATGCTGAAATAACAAAGATGGGATATGGCAAGGAAATGATCACTGCAGATAGTGCAGAACCAAAATCCATTGCTAGATTGTTTGAACTTGGTCTGCGGAATATCAAAGCAGCTCGGAAAGGAAAAGATTCCATCAACAACGGTATTGACTTCATTCAGGACTATGAAATCATAATTCATCCCCGGTGCGTGAATTTCATCACTGAGATTTCAAACTATACATGGGATGAAGACAAATTTGGTAAGAAACTGAATAAACCCATTGATGACTTCAATCATCTTATGGATGCTATGAGATATGCACTTGAAGGATTAATTCGTGGGGACACCTTTAGTTTTGATTGACACAGCAGACCACAACCGTCAGTGATCATTCCTGTTTGATCATAATTTGGGGAATGGTCATCAAATACAACCTCTGAGGGCGGTTGCAGTCGGTAACAGCCTATGATGGTTGTGCAACTGCTTTATCTATATACTAACAAGGAATTTAATTTCTTTAGGACAGGTTTTCCTCTTTTGTTTCCCTATCCTGAAGGGAAAAATTCTTACTGTTAGTAGTGACAAATTAGCGACAAAAAACTGCTGAAGCCTTAATTTCAGAGGTTTTTATTTTATAACGAAATAAAGAAAGGTGGTGAAGAACTGTGTTCAACTTCCTATTAAGTGAAGCAGCAAAACTTGCAAATGCTGTTTTTGTCAATAAAGATAGGATCACAGATGAACAGTACATTGTTGAAGAAATTCGACAGTTCAAAGCATCTCAAAAAATAAAGGATATGCTTAATGGTGAAAAATACTATATGGGCATCCATGACATTCTGAACAGAAGAAGAACTGTGATTGGTGAACAGGGACTGTTGGAAGAAATTAAAAACCTTCCGAATAACAGGATTGTTGATAACCAATACAAGAAGATGGTCGATCAGAAGAACAACTATCTGCTTGGTCAACCTATCACGATCAGAACTGACAACGAACAGTATGGTAAATTGTTACAGCAGACATTCAACAAACGCTTCCAGAGATTGATCAAAGCGGTTGGTGAAGATTCACTGAATTGCGGAATTGGTTGGGTATTTGTTCATTACAATGAACATGGTGAAATCACCTTCCGAAGACTGAAACCTTATGAAGTGATCCCCGGTTGGAAAGATACTGAACATACTGTTCTTGATTATGCTATTCGTATTTATGAAGTAGTGGTCTTTGAAGGGATACAGGAAAAGGTTGTTCAGAAGGTTGAAGTCTATGATGACAAAGGCATCAACTACTTTGAATTGGTTGATGGGAAATTGAAGCGTGATGAACCTTATTTTCAGACCTACTTTACAACAGTGGATGAAGAAGGTGTTGAAACAGGGTACAATTGGACAAAGATTCCTTTGATCCCATTTAAATATAATGACAAAGAAATTCCCCTGATAAAGATGGTCAAATCTCTGCAGGATGCCCTGAACATCATTGAATCTAACTTCCAGAACAACATGGAAGAAGATGTCAGGAACACAATCATTGTTCTGAAGAACTATGACGGTCAGAATTTGGGTGAATTCAGAAGAAATCTAGCAACTTATGGTGCCGTTAAGGTCAGAACAGTTGATGGAGCTGATGGTGGTGTTGATACACTTAAGATTGAAGTCAATGCCGAAAACTATAAAGCAATCATTGAACTGTTCAAGAAAGCAATCATTGAAAATGCTATGGGGTATGATGCAAAGGATGACAGACTTGCAGGAAACCCCAATCAGATGAACATTCAGTCCATGTACAGTGATATTGACCTGGATGCAAACGGTATGGAAACAGAGTACCAGGCATCCTTTGAAGAACTGCTTTGGTTCATCAACTGTCACTTTGCAAATATGGGTTTGGGTGATTTTGAAGGTGAAGAAGTTGAAGTCATTTTCAATCGTGACATTATGATCAATGAAGGTGAAGTCATCGAAAACATCCAGAAATCTGTTGGTGTTCTGTCTGATGAAACACTGGTTGCAAATCATCCTTGGATTGATGATCCTGATGGAGAATTGGAAAAACTGAAGAAACAGAAAGATGAAGAAACGGAACAATTTGAACCATTTCAAAAAACAGACACAAATCAGGAAAATTTTGATGATTGACTGAAACAGATGTTCTGATAAAATCAATAGTATCATTGTCCCGGTTGAAAGGTGGAATTTGAATGAACATCCATGCTATTGATCAGAACAACATGAAAGCACTTGCTGTTGCAAAAGGTTTGCTGAAAGCAGCGGAAACAGGTTACGTGGAAGACATTGACCATGTTTCACTGCTTGGAATCCTTTGTGACTATTTACAGTTGAACAATCAAATATTTAATGAAGCAGCATAAGACATCCAAAAGGGTGTCTTTTTTAGTTGGTGGTGATTATGAATGGCAAAGTCATCTGAATATTGGAAGAAGCGGTTCTTGGAAATTGAAAAAGCATCCAATGCTTATGGTCAGAACACCTTCCGACAGATTGAAAGCACCTTTGAGAAGGCTCAGATGGACATTCAGAAAGAGATTGAACGGTGGTATGGTAGATATGCTAAGAACAATCAAATCACCCTACAGGAAGCCAAAAAGCAGCTCACAGCAAAGGAACTGAAAGAACTGCGGTGGGATGTTGATGAATACATCAAATATGGTCGGGAAAATGCTTTGGATCAGAAGTGGATGAAGGAACTTGAAAATGCTTCTGCAAGATTCCACATCAGCAGATTGGAAGCACTGAAAATCAGGACACAACATGCTGCAGAAAAAGCATTTGGGAATGAACTTGATCAGATTGATGGAATGGCAAGACATGTCTTCACTGAAGATTACTATCACAGTATTTTTGAAATGCACAAAGGCTTTGGTGTTGGTTGGGACATTGGTCAGATTGATGAAAGAAAACTGAACACCCTGATCACAAAACCTTGGGCAGCAGATGGGAAGAACTTTTCTGAAAGGATTTGGGGAAGAAGAACTGAATTGGTTCATGAACTTCATACACAGTTGACAAGAACCTGCATCCTTGGGAAAGCACCTGATGATGCAATCAAAGCAATCTCAAAGAAGTTCAACACAAGCAAAAGCAATGCAGGAAAACTTGTAATGACTGAACAGGCCTATTTCCATTCTGTAGCACAGAAAGAAGCATTCAAAGAACTGGATGTTGAAAAGTATGAAATTGTAGCAACATTGGACAGTCATACATCAGACATCTGTCAGAACTTAGATGGTGAACCTTTCCCAATGTCGCAATATGAACCGGGTGTCACTGCACCACCCTTCCATGTTTGGTGTAGGTCTATCACAGTTCCCTATTTTGATGATGAATGGGGTTCAAACGGTGAAAGAGCAGCAAGGGACAATAAAGGTCAAACCTACTATGTTCCTGAAAACATGAAATACAAAGACTGGAAAGAAAGTTTTGTAAAAGATTCTATTACAGATAAAACAAAACAATTATATTCCAGTTTCAAAGAAGTATTGAAAGATGTTGTACCTTCCATTGAAGAATTTGTAAAAATAAGGTATAATGATGAAGAATGGAAGTCTTTCAAGGTCTATTCTTCCGCTGTTAAATCTGGTGAATTGACACCTTTAGCGGATTTTGAATTATATAAAAACATCAGTAAACAAGTCGATGATGAAATTGTTGGTGTTACAACTAGCAATGGAATCACTATATCAGGAAAATCAAATCATTGTATTGCAAGAATCATTGGTTCTGTTGAACAAAGAAGAAACGGTGTGTCTGTTTCTGATGTGTTAGATGCTTTGATCAATAAAGATTCTGAAGTGCTTCCTGTTAAGACTTTGAAAAATGGCAGAAGTCAGAAGTTCAGAAACGCTAAAGTGGAAGTTTCAATCAACCCTGATACTGGAAACATTATTCAGGTGAATCCAGTTCATACAGGAAAGAAGGTGAAGTCATGAATATTAAAGATGACCAGTTGAAAGAATTAAAACAGTATATCGATGATATTGATGACATCATTGCGGATGGAAATGTTCAGAATCTGTTAGATGCTATTGATGATGTTATTGTTGATAACATCCTTGGTAATAACGATGAACCAGATGAAGAAGGAATAAAACTACAACGATTGTATGATGAAATCTACAATCAAAACTAAGCACCCAAGATTGGGTGCTTTTTTAATGCGGTAAAAGTTCCAGACTGAAAATATATGAAACGAACCCAAAGGGGTGATTGGTAGTAGTTTCTTTTCAGACTGGAATTTTTATATATTCGTCTTTTTGGTATTGCAGACGAAAAAGAACAAGACAAATGATACCAGACTGAACTGGGACAACAAATGTGTTTGAAAGGATGAATGAAATGAAAAAAGAAGATTTTGTGAAACTCGGTATTGATGAAGAATCTGCAAAGAAATGTGAATCTGCTGTTGCGGAAATGTTAAAAGGTTACATTCCAAAGGCAAGATTCGATGAAGTGAATACTGCAAAGAACAGTGCGGAAGCACTTATCAAGGAAAGAGATAAGCAGCTTGAAGACTTAAAGAAATCAACTGGTGATGCTGAAGCACTCAAAAAGCAGATTGAAACACTTCAGTCTGAAAACAAAGCCAAAGATGAAGCGCACGAAGCGGAAATCAAACAGTTAAAGATTGATACTGCGGTTGAGGCTGCACTTATTAGCGCAAAAGCGAAAAATAGTGTTGCTGTCAAGGCATTACTTAAAGACCTTGACAAAGCGGAACTTCTTGAAGATGGCACAATCAAAGGTCTTGCTGATCAGCTTGCAGAAATTCAGAAGTCTGATTCATATCTTTTTGAAGCAAAAGAAAGTAAAAAACAGATGAAGGGGGCGACAATTGGTGAAACAAAGGATGGACTTCCTGAAGAAATGACTATTGAAGTTTTCAGAAAAATGTCACCAACAGAAAGATATAACTATTCGATTTCAAACCCTGATGAATACAAAAAATTATATAAATAAGAAAGGAAGAATGAATAATGGCAAATATAATTTATGAAAATTTTTATTTGAGTAATGAAATTGAGGATCAGTTCAACTCACATCTTGATCTTGCACAGTTTTGTACTGTTGATAACACTCTTGTTGGTACAGCAGGAATGACGAGAAAAATTAACGTATATCGAGCAACGGATGGTACTGAAAAACTTGGACTTGGTGAAGGTAACACAAAAGCAATTGAAGTTACACATACTCCTGAAGAATACAGGATCATTCTTGCACAGAACAAATTTACTTACTATGATGAAGAACAGATGGAAGACCCCATGGTTGTTCCTGTTGGTACAAAACATGCCGGAACGGATTTATTTAACACAATGAACGCGGATGTATTTGCAGAATACAATAAAGCAACACTTCAGGTTGATGCATCAGCATTTGATTTTGCTGCCTTTGTTGATGCCCAGGCAAAACTTAACCTTGAAAATCTTGAAAATGTTACAGTATTTGGTTTTGTTTGCCCTGCTGATATGGCAAAGGTGAGAAAAGCACTTAAAGATGATCTTAAATATGTTGAAGCTTTTGCAAAACAGGGTTATGTTGGTACAGTTGCAGGTGTAAACCTTTACACAAAGAAAGATGCTATTGAAGGTACTGTTGTAATTGCTACAAAAGAAGCTGTTACTTTATTTAACAAAAAAGGAACAGAGGTTGAACAGGAAAGAGATGCTGACACAAGAAGAAATGATGTTTTCTCAAGGAAATACTATATCGCAGCACTCACAGATGAAACAAAAGCGGTTAAAATCGTTGTGGCTTAATTGAAAGGGTGATATTGCATGAACGAGACAATGCAGAAAATCCTTACTAATATCTTAAATGTATTAAGAAATACCAATCTTTCAGAACCGTTTTATGAAGCGGTTCTGAACAGGCTGATTTCTTTTGGCTATGAACTGAAAGAAGATGACTGTTGGATTCTTTGCTTCACAATGCAGAAGGTGGAAAATCACATCCTAAGTTCTTGCAACATCACATCTATTCCTGATGGTCTGTTCAATTCTGCGGTTGATATGGTATGTGGCGAATTTCTGTTTGGAAAGAATCAGACGGGTCAGTTGGACATTGCAACATTGGATTTGTCATGTGTAATTCAGCAGATTTCTGAAGGTGATACAACAGTGACCTTTGGTGATGGTACATCTGATCAGGAAAAGTTCAATTACATCATTAACCATCTGATGACCAAAGGGGAAGGTGATTTTGTATGTTTCCGAAAACTAAATTGGTAAATGTGAGAAAAGTACTTGAAAGGTTGTATGTTGGTACATGCACAATCACTGAACACCAGAAGGTCAAAAAAGAAAACAAATCCACAGGTTTTGTTGAAACAGTGGTTTTGAGGGATCAGCCTTGCAGGTTATCCTTCAAGACTATCAATCAGACAAACATGAGTGACACAGGTGCATCTGCGGTCACACAAATCACACAGGTGTTCCTTGCACCTGAAATCAAAGTGAAACCCGGTTCTAAACTGACAATCACACAGAATGGTGTGACAACTGAATACAAAAGCAGTGGTGAACCTGCTGTTCATGCAAACCATCAGGAAATTCAGTTGACCTTGTTCAAGGGGTGGGCATAATGGCAAGAAGCGGAAAAGCAAACTTTGGTGATTTGGAAAATTTCAAAAAGAAGGTTGAAAAAAGCCTGAGTGACAAAGAACTTGATCAGTTCATTGATTCTTGTGCAAAGGAACTTGCAGCAAGATTTCTTGCAAAGGTAATCAAAAGAACCCCGGTTGGTCAATATCCAAAGTCATCCGGGAAAAAGGGTGGTACTTTAAGAAGGGGTTGGACGAATGGTTCAACACAAGCGGGTGCAGCTTATGCAAATGAATTGAAAGTTCATCACTTTGGCAATGCTTATGTCATTGAAATCATCAACCCCATTGAATATGCTTCCTATGTTGAATTTGGTCACAGAACCAGAAATCACAAAGGATGGGTTGAAGGGAAATTCATGATGACCATTTCCGCAGAAGAAGTTCAGAGGGATGCACCAAAAATCCTTGAAGCCAAACTGAAGAAGAAATTGGGGGAATGCTTCAAATGATAAACAAAATCATTGATGGGATCATTGATGTACTTACAACTGAATTCGGGGATGGTTATGAAGTTTACACAGAAAACATTGAACAGGGTTTGGAAGAACCCTGTTTTTCCATTAGATGTTTGAACCCCACCAATAAACAGTTCTTTGGGAAGCGGTATTTCAGAACAAATCAGTTCTGCATCCACTACTTCCCACAGTCTTCTGAAACACAGAGTGAACGCTTTGCGGTTCTGGAAAGGTTGTTCAGAGCAATGGAATATATCACTGTTGACGGTGATTTGACCAGGGGAACAGAAATGAAATCCGAATGGAATGGTGATGTGCTTCACTTCTTTGTCAACTATGACATGTTTGTTGATCTTGTGGAAGATGAAGACAACTTCATGGAATCCCTTGAACAGTATAGTGGTGTGAAAGGAAGATGAAAAATGGGTAAGAAAAAAGTTGTCCCTGAAGTGAACAGGAATGTTAAGGAAGCAAAGTTCACAAAGGAACAGATTCTTGCTTCTGATAAATACGCAAACAGAAAGGATGTAATCAACGCCGTTTGGGTTGGTGAATCCTTAACGATCAATCAAATTGAAGATTTGATTGAAAAATTCATGAAAGGTAAGGTGAATTGATTATGGCTTTAGGCGGTGGAACATTTTCAACGCAGAATAAAGTGCTTCCCGGTTCTTACATTAACTTTGTTTCTCTTGCAAAAGCAAGTGCAACATTGTCTGATCGTGGTATTGCAACAATGCCCCTTGAACTTGATTGGGGTGTTGAAGGTGAAATATTTGAAGTAACAAATGCAGATTTTCAGAAGAATTCAATGAAAATCTTTGGATATGATTACACGCATGATAAGATGAAAGGTCTTCGTGATTTGTTCAAAAATATCACAACATTGTATGCTTATCGTTTAAATGGCGGTGGTGTTAAGGCATCCAACACATACGCAATGGCAAAATATGCAGGTCAGCGTGGAAATGACATCAAGATCATTATTCAGGCAAATGTGGACAATGCTGAATTGTTTGATGTAAAAACACTAATTGGAACAACGGTAGTTGACACACAGACAGTCGCAGATGCAACTGCACTAGCTGCAAATGACTATGTGACATTTAATGAAACTGCACTAGAAGCAACAGCGGGTATTCCCTTAACCGGCGGTACAAATGCAGAAGTTGATGGGACAGCACATCAGAATTATCTTGATAAGATTGAAGTATATTCATTCAATACAATGGGTGTTGTGACAACAGAAAACACGATTAAATCTTTATACGAAGCTTTTTGTAAAAGAATGCGTGATGAAGTCGGTGCAAAATTCCAGGTTATTCTTTACAACAAACCATCTGATTATGAAGGTGTTATCAATCTCAAAAACAAAGTTACTGATGAAGGTGCAAATGAAGCATCGCTTGTTTATTGGGTGACAGGTATTTCAGCAGGTTGTGCCGTTAATAAGTCGAACCTTAATAAGAAATATGATGGTGAATTTGCTATTGATGTAAACTACACGCAGACAGAATTGATCAAGGCTGTTCAGGCAGGTGAATTCACACTTCACAAGGTTGATTCTGATGTTCGTGTTCTTGAAGATATTAACAGCATGGTAACTGTTTCAGACACAAAGGGTGATATTTTCAAAGACAATCAGACAATCAGAGTTATTGATCAGATTGCGAATGATATTGCTGTTCTTTTCAATACAAAATACCTTGGTGTTGTTCCCAATGATGAAGCAGGAAGAATTAGCCTTTGGGCAGATGTTGTTAAGCATCATGAACAGCTTCAGGACATCAGAGCAATTGAAGACTTTGAAGAAGATGATGTCATTGTTGAACAGGGTGACACAAAGAAAGCTGTTGTTGTTACTGATGCCGTTCAAGTTGTTAATGCGATGGCAAAACTTTATATGACTGTTACAATTTCTTAATAGAAGGGGGGGGGAATCTGAATGTCTAACATTACAATGAAAGCAAAAGACACAGTAAGTGCAAAACTTGCAGAATGTTTTGTAACGATTTCAGGGAACAGATATAATTTCATGCAAGCTATTAATTTTGAAGCTAAATTTGAAAGGACAAAAACAAATGTTCCTATACTTGGACAAACAGGAAGCGGTAACAAATCAACAGGCTGGAAAGGAACAGGTTCGGCGACTTTCCACTATAACACATCAATCTTTAGGGAAATGATGAAGAAATTCAAAGACACCGGGGAAGATGTTTATTTTGAAATTCAGGTCACAAACGAAGACCCTACAAGTGCAGCAGGAAGACAGACTGTTGTATTCATTGACTGTAACATTGATGGTGGTATTCTTGCTAAATTTGATGCAGACGGTGAATATCTTGACGAAGACATGGATTTCACATTTGAAGACTTTAAGATGCCTGAAACATTTAAGATGCTTAATGGCATGATTTAAACAAATTAACCCCATGTAAAACATGGGGTTTTATTTTTATAATTATGAAAGGCGGTAAAACCATAATGTCTAAATTTAGTAGATTTATGAAACATAACAAGATTGTCAGAGAAAACACAATATTCCCTGCAACAAAATCTTTGGTTGATGAAAATGGAGATCCATTGCAGTGGGTGATCAAACCAATGACAACAAAAGAAAATGAAGAACTTAGGGATAGTTGTATGATTGAAATTCCTATTCCCGGCAAACCTAACACGTACAGACCTAAATTGGTAACATCTAAGTATATTGCAAAAATGATTTGTGCTTGTGTGGTTGAACCTAATCTGCATGATGCGGAATTGCAGGATTCCTATGGTGTAATGACTCCTGAAGAACTATTAATGGCAATGGTTGATGACCCCGGTGAATATCAGGCATTCACAGTCTTTGTTCAGAATTTCAATGGTTTTAACACCACATTGGAAGACAAGGTTGAAGAAGCAAAAAACTAATTGAAGAAGGGGATGCCGAAGCGAACTTTGCACACTATGCACTGCAGAAACTTCACATTCTTCCTTCTGTATTCAACAATCTAGAAATGAATGAAAAAGCCTTTTTAATTGCTTCTATCAAGGTCAGAATTGAAAAAGAAAAGGAAGCGGCGAAAAAGGCAAAAGTGAAGAAAAAATAAGTCAATCAGGATTGGTATGATTGACTTTTTATTTATGCCAAGAAAGGCGGTGAAGAAAGAGTGGCAACCATTTCAACATCGATTGAATTATATGATCGTGTGTCAAAACCGGTCAACAGCATGATTTCTGCACTCACAAACATGTGTGACGTGTTTGAATCGGTTGAAAGGTCGATGGATGGAACATTCAACACAACTGACATTGAACAGACCAGAAAGGCAATTGAAAGAGCTGCTTATGAAGTGGTTCAGTTGGGTTCTGATATTGAACAGGCCGATAACAAACAGGAAGAATTCAACAGAACTGTTCAGCATGGACAATCTGCAATGGGTGGTTTGGTTGGTAAAGTAATCGGTTTGGTTGGTGCATATGCTTCTTTACAGTCCATTGTTGCTGCAATGAAACTGTCTGATCAGATGGTTCAGACAAATGCAAGACTTACAATGGTGAATGAATCATTTGGTGAATCGGTTGATTTACAACAGATGATTTATGAATCTGCAATGCGGTCAAGGGGTGCATATCAGACAACTGCTGATTCTGTTGCAAAACTTGGTTTGAATGCAAAAGATGCTTTTGATTCTACTGCTGAAATCGTACAGTTTGCAGAAAACTTAAATAAACAGTTTGTCATTGCAGGAACAGAAACAGCAACAATGGAAGGTGCTATGACACAGCTTGTTCAGGCATTGGGTTCAGGTGCATTGCGTGGTGATGAACTAAATTCCATCTTCGAAGCAGCACCAAACATCATTCAGACCATTGCTGACTATATGGATGTTCCAATTGGTCAAATCAAAGCAATGGCATCAGAAGGTCAAATTACTGCTGAAATTGTGAAGAATGCAATGCTTGATGCAACTGCTGAAATCAACGCACAATTTGAACAAATGCCTATGACATGGGGTCAGGTTTGGGTAATGATGAAAAATTCTGCTTTGATGAGTTTTAAACCTGTTCTGATGAAGATAAATGAAATGGCAAACAGTGAACAGTTTCAAGTCTTTGCGACAAATGCGATGAATGCATTGGGTAATGTTGCAATGTTTGTTTTGGAAATTTTGGAATTGGTTGGTCAAGTTGGAAGTTTCATCAGTGAAAACTGGTCAATCATTGCACCTATTCTTTGGGGAATTGTAGCAGCCTTGGTTGTTTACAATGCAACTATGGGAATTGCTTGGTTGACTACATTGAAAAATACTGCTGTAACAATTGCAAAGACTGTTGCAGATTGGGCAGAGTGCGCAGCAATATTTGCTTTGATTTGGGCGCAAGATGGTTTGAATGCAGCAATGGCAGCTTGTCCTTTAAGTTGGATTATAATTATGATTATTGCGGTTATTGCACTTATTTATGCGGTTTGCGCTGCAATAGCAAAAATGACTGGTATTGCAAACAGTGGTTTTGGTGTCATAACAGGCGGGATAAGCGTTGTCATTCAGTTCTTTAAAAATTTAGGTCTTGCTGTTGCGAACATCACACTTGGAATAGGAAATGCGATTGGTGCACTTGCATCCAATATGATGACTGCTTTTCACAATGCAATTTCATCTGTTCAGGCTTGGTGGTATGATTTGATGTCAACTGCACTTGGTGTTGTTGAATCAATATGTGCTGCACTGAACAAACTTCCATTTGTTGAATTTGACTTTTCGGGTATTTCTGCAAAGGCTGACGAATATGCAGCAGAATCTGCAAAAGCAGCGGAAAACAAAGAAGAATATGAATCCGTTAGTGATGCTTTTGCAAAAGGTTATAACACATTTGACACATTTCAGGAAGGTTGGGCATCTGAAGCACTTGCTTCCGGTGCATCTTGGGGTGATGGTGTCATGGACAAACTGAGTGGATTCTTCAAGGGTGAAAATGAAAATGCATTTGAGATTCCCGAATACGAAAATATCTTTGATCATAGTGCTTATGATGATCCTGTTGGTGCAGGTGGATATAATGCAGGTCAGATTCCTTCCGATATTGCTGACACAGCAACCAACACAGGAAAAGCAGCGGATGCAATGGAAATCAGTTCTGAAGACCTGAAATATATGCGTGACATTGCTGAAAGGGATGTTGTCAATAGATTTACAACAGCAGAAATCAGGGTTGAAATGACAAACAACAATAGTATTTCTTCTGAAATGGATTTGGATGGCGTTGTGGACTATTTGGTTGTTAGTGTGAATGATGCAATGGAAAAAGCAGCGGAAGGAGTGCATGTATAATGGCATACTATCTTTACTTGGGGAAGATGTTATGTCCTGTGACACCTTCCAAAGTTGAAACAAAAATCAATGGTAAAAACAAAACCATGACACTGATCAATGAAGGGGAAATCAACATTGTGAAAAAAGCAGGTCTGACAGATATAACTTTTGACCTGCTTTTTCCTAATGTGAAATATCCCTTTGCAGCCTACAAATCAGGGTTCAAGGATGCAAAGCACTTCCTTGATGAATTGGAAAATTTGAAATTGGATGATAGTCCGTTCCAATTCATTCTGACAAGAACCCTCCCAAATGGGAAATTCTTGTTCAGCACAAACATCAAAGTGACCCTTGAAGATTACGCCATCAGGGAAGATAAAAATGAAGGTTTTGATGTGATTGCATCTGTGAAACTTAAGCAGTGGAAAAACTTTGGAACAAAGACCTGCAACATTCAGTTTTCAGATTCCAAACCAAAAGTTTCCGCACAGAACATCAGACCTGCTGAAACAGCACCAAAGGTGAAAACCTACACTGTAAAACCCGGTGATTGCCTTTGGAACATTGCTAAAAAATATTATGACGATGGCTCTAAATATACAATAATTTATAATGCAAACAAGGATAAAATCAAGAATCCAAATCTAATTTATCCCGATCAGGTTTTTGTCATTCCTGAAGTGTAAGGGGGTGAACATCTTGAAAGTAAATGTGGAATTACTAATTCAACATAAGGACAAGGTGTTCTTTCCTGCTGTTCAGGAAGGGATCATTTGGTCTACAGAAAGACAGGGCAGTCCGGGGGAATTGCAATTCAAAGTGGTGAATGATATAACGTTGGAAATCACTGAAGGTGATGCAGTCAGTATGAAAGTGAATGGTGCAAATGTCTTTTATGGATTCATCTTCAAGATGAAAAGAACCAAAGACCAAATTATCACTGTGACTGCTTATGATCAACTGCGGTACCTGAAGAACAAAGACACTTATGTTTTTGAAGGAAAGACTGCAAGTGAAATCATTCAAATGATTGCAAAAGACTTCAATCTTCAAACGGGAATTATTGAAAACACTGAATACAAGATTCCAACAAGAATAGAACCAAATACAACACTGTTTGACATGATTCAGAATGCACTTGATTTGACACTACAAAACAAGAGATACATGTATGTCATGTATGATGATTTTGGGAAAATTACTTTGAAAGGTTTGAACAATATGTGGTTGAACCTGTTGATTGATGAAGAAACAGGTGAAAATTTTGATTACACATCATCGATTGATGATAAGACATACAATCAGGTCAAACTGACCTATGACAATGATGAAATAGGAATAAGGGAAGTCTATATTTCTAAAGATTCCGGTCACATCAATGAATGGGGTGTTCTTCAGCACTTTGACACACTTGAAGAAGGGGAAAACGGTCAGGCAAAAGCAGATGCACTGTTGTACCTGTACAATGCCAAAACAAGAAATCTGTCCATTAAGAATGCCTTTGGTGATGTTCGTGTCCGAGCAGGTTCTATGGTGGTTGTTATGTTTGATTTGGGTGATGTGAAAGTGAAGAATCTTATGTTGGTTGAAAAATGCAAACATGAGTTCAAGGAAAGTGAACACTTCATGGATTTAACACTGAGGGGTGGTGAATTCGTTGCTTAACTCTACAGACTTGGTAAATGCAATGAAAGTCACTGCTGTCAGGGCGGTTGAAGCAGGTCAACCTGCGGATGTCTGCTTCGGTAAAGTCATCAGTATATCACCGTTAAAAATCATGGTGGAACAGAAAATTGTCCTTAGTGCAGGTCAGTTGGTTCTTTCCAGAAATGTAACTGATCACACAGTTGCAGTTAGCATGAATTGGACAACAGAATCTGCAGGAAATCACAATCATCCTTATATTGATGATTCTAGTAGTAGAACAACTGACCTTGCAGGGACACACATCCATCAGATTATAAGTAGTAAAGGAAAGACAATCACCATCCACAACGCTTTGGTTGTGAGTGATGAAGTCATTCTTCTGAAGAAAAAAGGCGGTCAAAAGTACATTGTTTTAGATAGGGTGGTGAATTTATGATTCCTTCAACAAACACCTTCCTTCTGACTGATTTGGAAGTTGAAACACAACCTTCCAAAACATACAAACTACACATTGATAAAAATATCATTAGCGGTACATGTGATGAACAGGAAGCAATGAAACAGGTAATCTATAAAGTTCTGAACACAGAAAGATACGAATATATCATCTATTCTTGGAAGTATGGAATTGAACTGTTGGATTTGTACGGTGAACCAGTTTCTTATGTTATCCCGGAACTGCAAAGAAGGATTGAAGAAGCACTTATGCAGGATGACAGGATCACTGCGGTTGATGATTTTGAATTCGACACATCCACAAAAGGTGTGGTGAAAGCAACATTTGCTGCACACACCATCTTTGGTGATATTGAGGCAGAAAAGGTGGTGAATTTCTAAATGATAACTTATGAAGAGCTGCTTGAAAGAATGCTTGGAAAAGTTTCTTCCAATCAGGACAAAAGAGAAGGTTCTATTATATGGGATGCACATTCCCCGGTTGCAGTTGAACTTCAGAATCTATACATTCATGCAGACTGGATTTTGAAGATGACTTCTGTTGCAACATCTGAAGGGACATATTTGGATGAACTGATCAAAGATATTCGTGGTATGACAAGAATCCCTGCATCCAAAGCGGTTGTGACAGGGACATTCAATATTGATGTTCCTATTGGCAGTAGATACAGTGGCGGTGTTCTGAACTATGTTGTGACCGAAAAAGTTTCTGATGGTGTGTTCCTGATGGAATGTGAAACAGAAGGAACAACCGGGAATGATTATGTTGGAACGTTGATTCCCATTGAATACATTGAAGGTTTGCAGATTGCGGAAATCACTGAAATTTCCATTCCTGCAGTTGATACTGAAACAGATGAAGCATTCAGAGAAAGATTCTATGAATCTGCAAGTAGTCAAGCACAGAATAGCAATGTTGCACAGTACAAACAGTGGTGTTCTGAATATCCCGGTGTGGGTGAACACAAAATCTTCCCTTTGTGGAATGGTAAGAACACTGTGAAGGTCAGTATTCTGAATGCTGAAAATGGCATTGCTTCTGACACACTGTTGGAAAACTTTCAGGAATTTCTTGACCCCGGTTCAACAGGTTTGGGGAATGGTGCTGCTGACATCGGTGCAGTTGTAACAGTCACAACAGCCACAGCAAAGGTCATTGACATTACAGTTGATGTTTATCTTGAAGATGGTTTTGAAACGCACACAGGGGTTTCTGAAGCGATTGAAGCATTGTTCAAGAAACTTGCATACACATCTTCTTTTGTGAATTTCTATGAAGTTGCAGGTGCCATTTCTGCTTGTGACAGTGTTGCAAGAATTGCAAATCTGAAAGTCAACAGTACAACGGAAGATGTTCTTATAGGAGATGAAGAGATTCCTATGATTGGGACATTGAATGTACAGGTGGTGACAGCATGATTAAGACAATGACAGCAGAAGTTAATAATCAAATCATAACTTTTTCATCTTCCGATGAGGTGAACTGGATTGTGACAAGTGTTGCACCTGACAAAGAAGGTGCATATCCAATCACACTGACTGTGACAACCACAAATGGTGGTGTTCATATATACACAACAACAGATGTTGAATTTGGCAAATATCTGACTTTGTATGTGACAAACAGACAGTCCAACCTAATCAAATACCTTCCACATTTCCTACAGGAAGTCAGGGAATTTCAGGAGCTGTTTCCGCCTATTGATGATGAAATCAATATTCTGTTCCCTTACATTGAAAGTCTTTTTGCAGAATCAATCATTATGTATTGTTCTGAAGAAAGAATCAAGGAATGGGAACAGAATCTGAAAATCATTCCCACAGGTACACTTAATGAAAGAAGATTGTACATCAAGGCAATGTTGCGTGGGAATGGCAAGTTGAATGAAGCGAAAATTAAATCCATTGTTGATGCTTTTACTGGTGGGGATGCAATTGTCACATTTGAAGATTCCACCATCATTGTGAAAGTTCTTCCGCCCAATAACGGTGAAGCATACAGATTCCCGGATGTAGAAAGAACACTAAGACCTTTAATCCCTGCACACTTGGAGTTGACAGTTGTTCGTTTCTATAGTACATGGGCAGATATTAAAAATAACTTTGGTTCTTGGGAAAATGTTGCTTCTGGGAAAGATTGGGATGAAATCAGAAATTGGATTGCACCGTAAAGGGGTGTGATAATTCATGATAGCAATCAAAAAAGTGTATATCACGCCAAATGCGGTGAATGTTGGTGAATTGATTTTTATTTCCATTAAAGCGAAAGACATTGCTTGGGAAGATTTGAAAGCCGATTTCAGCAATTGGAAAGAAATCAATGATCATTTCATCAACTGGAACTATCTGAAGAATTATAATGGGGTGAAATAATGGCAATTAAACAAGTAAGAGTAAAAATCAACAATACCTGGACAACTTTGACTTACAATGAAAGTACAGGTAACTATGAAGCAACGATTGCTGCACCAAATATTACTTCCTACAATGTGAACAGTGGTCACTATTATCCTGTTACGGTTGAAGCAACCAACATGGCAGGAACAGTGACAACGGCAAATGACACACACACAATAGTTGGTTCTGATTTACGTTTAAAAGTAAAAGAAACCATAGCACCTGTCATTAATATTACAGCACCTGTAGAAAATGCATATTTGGCAACCAATACACCAACAATCACTTTCACTATTACAGATGAAAGCAATGGTTCTGGTGTTGACTTGTCCACACTGAAGATTCAGATTGACGGTAATGCAGCAATCACAAATACAAGTGCAGGTGTGACTACAAGTGCAATCACAAATGGTTATACAGTCACATACATTCCACAAACTGCACTGTCTGATGGTAGTCACACAGCGACAATCAACTGTTCTGACTTTGATGGCAACACAGCAACAGCAAAATCTGTTTCCTTTGCAGTTGATACAGTAGCACCTATACTGACAGTCACAGCACCTTCTACAAATGACATTTATGTTGCAACGGCATCTTTCACTGTGAAAGGTACAACAAATGATTCCACTTCATCTGTTGCTTCTGTAAAAGTTACACTGAATGATGTTGATCAAGGAACAGTCACAGTAGATTCTTCCGGCAACTTCACCAAAGCAATCACACTGACAAATGGGGAAAATACAATTGTTGTCACAGCTACTGACAAAGCGGGTAAGACAACCACAGTTACAAGAACAATCAATCTTGATACTTCTGCACCTGAATTTGTATCTGTTTCCATTGTTCCAAATCCTGTTGCGACAGGTAACAGTTTTGTGGTTTCTGTAAAACTTGAAGGTTAAGGAAGGTGATATAAATGTCTACTAAAACAACAAACTTCAATCTGCATAAGATTGATTTAGCAGATTCCCCGCCTGATATTACAGTTCTGAATCAGAATTTTGACCTTTTGGATAAAGAGCTGAAAAAGATTTCTGAAGGTAGCAGTTTTTATAAAGAACTTGCTGAAATCGGTCTGACAGATGGTTCTGAAACCATTGAAGCAATTATCACAGCAATGCCCGAAAATTCCATGTTGGTCATGGGTACAGGCAGTTCAAACAACATGATCATTTATCCTGATGGTCATTATGGTACACTAGTCGTCATCAAAGATAATGATACGAGAAACCTATTTATGTATCAGAAAGCAAATAACGATGCTTTCTACACTGGTAGATATTACAGTCCCGATGGGACATGGTCTGGTTGGAAAAGTTATGTTTCTACCAGTGGCGGTACAATGACCGGAACACTTTCCATGAAAAAAGTTGGGAACAATGGTCAGGGTGAATGGTATAAAAACCACAGTTCCACAGATGACATGGGGACAGTTATGGCTGATAAAGATGTTGATGAGAATGTTGTTCAGATTGTTGCTAGAGCAAAAGATCAGAAAGTGTATGCTAAATTTTCTAATGATGGTCTAATTCCACATGAACTATATGGCGAACACAACATTGATGCGTTGAAGGCTGATATTGGCAGCAACATGAAAACTTATAATGACCTTACACAGATTGGTCTTGCTGTAGGTTCTGAAACCATTGAAAGTATTGCAACTAATTTACCCACATATTCCAGAATCACTTTGACTGTTGGTTCTACCAACAACCTGTCAATCTATCCAAATGAAAACTTTGGTATGATGACAGTGGAAAAAACTGTGAACAGTAGAATTGTTTACATCTTTACAAACAACCAGGGCAAACAGTGGGTTGGGGTATATTCCATTAGTAGCAACGGCAACACATGGACAGATTGGAAAGAGGTAATCATAGGTAATCTTGCAACATTGGTCAGAAGCCTTTTAACTGGGGGTGAAATTTCTATGATTAAAAGTATTCAGCGTGGCGTGGTTGAAATATCGGGGACGAATGCATACAATACAGCAATAATTAATACAGTTAATCCTTCAAAAAGTTTTGTGTCTGCATTAGGTAATACAAACAGCCATGGTTCTTCATACAGTAGTGATAGCAACAGTTCAACAAGACCGTCGCTTCACGAAGTTATGTTGCAACTTACTGACGCAACAACAGTAACAGCATCGAGAATGGGCGGTAAAGAGGGACATGATTTACGGGTAAGTTACGAAGTTGTCGAATTTTATTAAGGTGGTGATTAAATGGTTTGGGGATTCAAATACATTCAAATAGAAGAAGATGGGAAAGTCAAGGCAGCTTGTGCTGACTCTGTTGAAGGTGTAACAATTGACGTTGAAGATTTAATAGTCCCGGAAATGCCAACAGATGCTTATTATTCACTATATTATAGTGCAGAAAATGGTTTATATTATGTAAAAATTGCTGATTTTGAATCTGAAGAATCTACAGATGAGGTTTCTTGGGATGTGATGGCTGAAGCAATCAATGAAGGGGTGAATGAAGTATGACAAACAAAGATTTTGTTCTTGAAACCCTGAAACGTAGTGGTAAACTTGCAGCACAAGCAGTTCAGGAAAAATCAGCAGATATGACAGGAACAGAACTGAATGCTGAAGACATATATCTTCCTGATTTCATCAAAGCTTGTGCAAAAATGAACATGTTAAACAGACCTGTTGGTTTTGTCTGCAAATCTTCTGTAGGAAGGGTTGTAAAATTACTTCAACCTTATGATTCAACAATCTTCATAGGCGAACCTGAAGAAATTCCTGCACAATGGGGTTTTGTTTGGTCTGATGATCCTACAAAAGCAAAACCTTTCATTACATTGTCCACTTCCCCTTATATGAAGGGGAACTGTTGCAGTGAAGATGGTGAAATCTTCAGAAGTCTAATTGACAACAATGTTCACTCACCTTCTACTTATCCGCGGGGGTGGGAAAGAGTGGTGATATAAATGGAAACCATCATTACAGCTATCATTACAGGTGCTATCACTTTAATTGGTGTTATTATTTCTAATGGTAAAACAAATGCAGTTATAGAAGAAAAAGTGTCTGAACTTACAAGAGAGGTTAGGGAGCATAACAATTTTGCTAAAAGAATGCCTGTTGTAGAAGAACAGATTAAAGTAATCAATCATAGGCTTGAAGATTTGGAACATTATCACAAATGAAATGAGGTGATATGTCATGATTATTTCAAAGAATAATGACATTGAAATGGTAAGGGGAAACAGTGAATCTTTCACTGTTTCTTTTTCTGTCAGACCACTTGCACCCGGTGATATTATCGAATTTACAGTTCGTACACCAATATTTGATCAACTCAAAATTCACAAGAAAATCACTGAATTTACAGACGGTAAAGCGGTGGTTGAACTTATTCCTGAAGACACAAAAGATCTTTTCATTCAGAACTATAACTATGATGTTCGTTTGACTGATGTAGATGGTATTATAACTACAATCATTGAATGTGCAAACTTCAAAATCAAGAAGGATGTGACCAGATGAAAGGGACAGTTAATGTTAAAAACGAACTGCAAGGAAATATTGATAAAAAAATAACACTTGAAGGCCATGTTGAATTCAATGATGAATTGAAAAGTCATGTTGAAACACAACCCGAACTGAAAGGTCATGCAAATCCTAAGAATATATTTGATGTACATATTCATGGTACAGGTGCAAAAGGTAAGGATGGGTTTTCGCCTATAATAAAAGTATATGATATTGAAAAGGGGCACAGGGTGGAAATTACCGATGTGGAAAAAACAAGCATATTTGATGTATTAGATGGATCGGAAGGTTTTGGCGGTACGGCAAATCATAATGAATTAGAAAATCGCAATCTGCCCAACCAGCACACGATAGAATCAATCACTGGTTTAAAAGAATCTTTGGAAAATAAACAGCCCAAAGGAAACTATCTGACAGAGCACCAGTCTTTGAAAGGATATGCAACAGAGAAATGGGTTGAGGATAAGAATTATCTAACCGAACACCAAAACTTAGAGGGTTATGCGAAAGAAGATTGGGTTAATAAACAAGGATTCTTGAAAGAACATCAATCTTTAGAGGAATACGTAAAGAAAATAGAAATTCCAAAGACACTTCCTGCAAGTGATGTTTATTCATGGGCGAAAGAACCTAATAAACCATCTTATAGTGCAGAAGAAGTTGGTGCTGATGTTGTTGGCAGTGCTTCAAAGGCTTTGGAAGATTCTAGGACATATATAGACCAACAAATAAGAAATATTCCTAAAGCAGATTTATCCATAAATGATGAAACAGCTGATGGATATGTAAAAGGCAGAGAATTTTATGACAGCAGGACATTCAAATATTATATAAAAGATAAACTTTTTTCCGGTGCCTACACTATTAATAAAGGAGAGGGTTTTTACTGCGAAGATACACCCTATTTTCTCTTTAATGCAGGGGATGAGTATCATGTTTCTATATACGATATAAGCAGCGAAACACAATATGATTTTGTAACAGAATCTCAAGTGACTAAAGTAGATAATGAACCCAAATTTTATATTGGAAATCCGTATTTAGATAATTACTCATTGACTGATAACGGATTGCCTTTTTGTATATACAGTACAAGTCATGATTATGCATATTTTAAAACAAGCATTGGCACAACAAATCCTATGGGTATGAAGTTTTTTAATTGTAATGTTTCTGTTTATCAGGTGTCAGGTGAGCTGAAACAAATAAATGAAAAATATATTCCCGAAACATATGTAAAAACATTGGATTTAAATAATGCACTTAATGCACACAGCACCAACACGGAAGCACATAATGACATAAGACTTGTTATTCAATCATTAGTGACGAAAGTCAATGATTTGCTGGACAGTGATGATACAACACTTGATCAAATGAGTGAGATTGTTGCTTACATAAAAGGCAACAGAGAACTTATTGAATCGGTTACAACTTCAAAAGTTAATGTGTCTGATATTATAGACAATTTGATAACCAATATGTCAGATATGCCTTTATCTGCAGCACAGGGAGTTCGGTTAAAAGCATTAATTGATTCTATTAAAGTTCCAGTCAAGGTTAGTGAATTACAAAACGATAGTGAATTTATAAACCAAGAGGGCGTTGAAGAAATCGTTTTACAAACAATAGAGAATGGAGATTTTAAAGGCGAAGATGGCAAGGCAGGAATTGTAATAAGTGAAACCGAACCGATACCATACGAAGATGGAGAATACCCGGTATGGTTAAATCCCGAAGGAGAACAAACAGATTCTCTTGCAACAATGCAGGACATCGAAAATGTACGAAAAGAGATTCCCAGTTTGGATATATATGTTACCGAGGATTGGGTAAAGAATCAAAAATATCTGACCGAACATCAAGACCTTTCCGATTATGCGAAAAAGAGCGAATTGCCGACAAAAACAAGTCAGTTAACAAACGATAGCGGATTTTTAACTAATGCGACTGTTGGTAAGTTTTATAAAGGGGCTTGGATTGCAACTGAATGTACTGGAATTAGCCAAAAATACACCGAAACTATAACACTTCCTGCTGGGACATATCTTGTGTTGGTAACTGCACCGTTTTGTAGTGATTTTACAAAAAGTATTTGTATTAGTTTTTCTGCAAAAATGGCAATTGGTAGCGGTGCAACTTTTATCGATGCCGCCTATGGAACTGTGGCAACGGTAGCAGTATTTACAGCTACAACCAATTTGACTGTATTAAGTGGTGCGAGTGCAAATGATGCAACTTGGAGTTATCTTGATAGAGGTGGTTTAGTTGCGGTTAGGATTGTGTAACGACAAGGTAGGTGAAATCAAATGGGAATACCGATTTTAAAAATATGGAACAAAGCAAAACAACAATATGAATCTATTCTTGCTATTAAAGGTGATAAAGGTGATACCCCACAAAAAGGCGTTGACTATTTCACAGATGCTGACAAACAGGAATTGGTGAATGATGTAATAACATCTATTTCTAATGATAGTAATGTTGTTGTATATACATCTCCAACCAACCCAGTACCAATTAAAAACGGTTCACAAGTGGTTTTCTATGTAAATCAAGTTGGTACTGTAACATTAAAAATCGGAAACGCAACTTACACCGTTAATATTGCAGATGTAAATGAGTGTGTATGGTTTATTTGGCTACAATCTACCACTACTGGTGGTTCTATCATTAGAACTGATGGAGCACGAAAATGGATGAATGTTGGTGGAATTGCCGAGAATATTTTATTTTCATATAGTGGTACTGGCAGTTTGATTGTTGGTGTAATGGGTTAATATTTTTTGGGAAATGTATGTTGTAGGCAGGTGGAAGTAGGTGGTTAAATGATACAAATTAATGGTGGTAGAATTTCTTTATATCAATGGGATTTAAATCAAAAATTAATAGTTTGAAAATCCTGTGAAGAAGTGCATTTTTCGCACAAAGGGGACGAGTCGGCTTCCGTATTAATTCCTTATGAGAAAGACGGGAAGCATGTTGTTGATATTCCGAATGTATATTTGCAGAGTGCCGAGCCTTTGCAAGTGTATTTGTATAATGTAGCTGCGGAAGAATCGTATACAGTTACGCATTGTGAGATAAGAGTTTGACCGAGAGAGAAACCGTCAGGATATGTTTACACTGAAACAGAAGTATTGAATTATTCTAATTTAGACGAAAGACTTCAAAAATTAGAAAATAACGAAGTAGACCGAGAAGCCATCGCAAAGGGTGTTGAAAAATATATGAAAGCTAACCCGATTACAACAGAAAGTATTGGTGCGTTACCCTCTGGTGAACTCCCAAATGCTATTCAAATGGCTCTTACAGAAGCTAAAGAACGTGGTATTTTTGATGGAGTGGACGGTCAAGACGGATATACTCCACAGAAAAGTATTGACTATTTCTATGGTGAAAAGGGTGCTGACAGCAAGGATGGTATTTCTGTGATACATAAATTGAACGGAACTGTTCTTGAAATCATTTCTGCAAGTGGCACTTCTTCTGTTGATTTAAAGGGCGAAAAAGGCGACCAAGGCATCCAAGGTGAAAAGAGTGTTTACGGTGCGAAAGGCACGATAAAAAGGGCTTGTGTGGATTTGTGGGACACAGACGAAAACACATCGGACAAGGCTTATAATTTATAGGAAGATATAAATTATAAAGTGGGTTATCGTATAATACCTCAATCATTGATACAAGTGGAGTATTAACAGGTCGAAAAACATATCCTTCCATTGTAGAGGGAGGGTAATAGCATTTAATTTAAGAAAGGAGAAGAAAAATGGTAGAATTAAGAAAAAATTTAATGAAGGCAAAAGAAACACACGATACTACAGATATTACCGATAAGGCGTATTTTTATTTAACTTCTGCCAAAATACTTCATGCCACAAGATATGAAGATGTAGCTAGCGAAAAAGGAAACGGAATCTATATAGTTTGTGATAATATTGAAATCGAAGGAGGATATCCTGTTGTAGACGGAAGAACCTTGATTGTTTATGGAACCAAAGAAACCGATTTAGTTGTTAAGAATAACATAGGAATGAAAATTGATCTTCCTGTTGATGAAAGAGGAGAGTATTTGATGATCAAAGAGATTTACGATATGCTTTTCAACAACAAACGATAATTGCCAAACAGAAAAGGAGAATGCTCCATGGGTGAAGCTGTATGGGCGGCTATTATAAGTGGGTTTTCCTCTCTTTTTGTATGCGTGTTGACAAATAAGGCACAGGCGAAAAAAACAGAGCTTCAGCACGAAAAGACAATTGCGATTATAGAATACAAATTGGAAGAATTGAGTGAAAAAATAGAAAAACACAGTAATCTTGTAGAAAGTACATATTCACTTGAGTCAGAGGAAAAGTTGCATTTAGAAAAAATAAAGGTTGTAACTCACAGGATAGATGACCTGGAAGAAGGAGTGAAAAAAATTGAAAATAAATTGGGTTGTTAGGTTTAAAAATCCGTATTTTTGGATAGGTTTAGTGGCGGTAGTTATTACCGCCATGGGAGCAAAGCCCGAAATGTTTACAAGTTGGGGAGTTGTAGGTGAACAGGTTATGGCTTTAATAAATAATCCGTTTTTACTTGCATGTGTTATAATCGGGATAATCGGATATGTAAATGACCATACAACATCAGGGCTTTCTGATAGTGAGCAAGCACTTGGTTATACAGAGCCCAAAAAGTGAGGTGTTTTTTGTGCAAATAAAAAAAGACCTCCTTTATATTGGACACAGATTACGACCGCGAGGTTATTTTAAAAAATCCTCTATAACAATACATTCTACAGGGAATTCGGCATCTAGTGCAGAAGGCGAAAGGAACTGGCTTGACAATCCTGAAAACTCAAGAGCTGCAGCGTGGCACTATATTGTTGGAGAGGGTATTGTGATACAAGCTATACCGGATTTCGAAGAAGCATGGCACAGTGGTACGGAAGTAGGCAACAAATTTAGTATCGGTGTGGAGATAGTGGAATCCGGAGACAGAGAGATGGTTTTAGACACGGCAACAACGTTTGTTGCTTCGAAACTTAAAGAGCTGGGTTTGGGTGTTGGCGAATTAAAAAGGCATAGAGATTGGACAGGCAAGATATGTCCGCGAATTTTGATAGATTCTAAGCATATAAAAGATGGAATGAACTGGACGTGGTTTGTCGAAAAGGTTCGAGAAAAGATAGAAATGCCGGAAATACAAAAGGTTGTAATCATTGTAGATGGTGAGGCTGTAATTGCTGAAAGCGTTTTAGTAATGGGCTTTAATTTTGTGAAGCTGAGAGACCTTGCGGAAATATGTGGCTTTGATATCTCCAACACAGGAAGGACTCCCGTTTTAACAAAAAAGAAACAATAGGAAAAGCTTTTAGACATCAAAGAAGACTACAAAGACTCTAAGACGGAAGTAAGGAAAAGAGAGGTTAGAGAATATCTTGATACCTTATGGCTTACAGAAGCTGAATATGGTGTGCTGATGGAGGCTGCAGAGTATAAAAATCCTTATGAGTAAATCGTCAGGTATCGATGTTCCTGACACAAATGTCGGGAAGAATATAAGAGGAAAGGCAGGGTGTAAAAACCTTGCTTTTTTCTACTTGTTATGACGTTTTGAGATAACTAAAAAATTTTTCATAAGTAACACATAAGTAACAAATAATTTGTTTGAAGAACACAAAAACCTTGTAAAATCAAGGTTTTTGTGTTCTACTAATGAAGAAGAAGTTTAATTATACATTAAAAAACTGTAATAACAAGATATGACATAACGCAAGAAAACGTTGGAAAATCAGCGTTTTTTAATTTTTAAATGTTTATACTTCTTCTTTTTATTTTTCTGTAAGTAACACATAAGTAACAAAAAAAGGTGCAGAATTAAAATTCTGCACACTAAAAAAATCATAACATATTTACGTTTTGTAATAACTCATCAAGGGCTTTGTGAGTGTAGATTTTGCTTGTTATGTCAACATCAGCATGACCCATTATTCGTTTGGTAGCTATCTTGTTTGCTCCGGCACTATCCATTAGCGTAGCAAAGGTGTGCCTGCCGTCATGGGGCAAATGCTCCATACCAAATAAGTCCATAACTTCCTTAAATTTTTTGCTATAAAGAGTATATGAGAGAGGCTTATCTTTTCGAGAGCCTGTAATAAGATATTTCTCTCTAGGGTTATATCTTTTTTTGATGAGCTTATAAATTTTAAGGTTAATTGGAATAATTCTGTTTTTACCTGCCTCTGTTTTTGAGCCTCCTGTCATATAGCATTCGTCAAGGAATACGTTGGCTGTCTCGATATTAAGGAGCTCGGACGGACGCATCCCTGTGTAACAGAGAATAAGCACTGTATCAATCCACTCGTTTTTATCGATAGATGCGGCAAGAAGCTCCAGCTCATCTCTTGTAAAAGGTTTGTGGATTTCAGATTTTGTTTTCTTCTCAAGTTTGATGTGTTTGGCGTAATTTTGACTTACAACATCAAACTCAAGGGCTATATCGAAAAGTTGTCCTAACAAAGTTTGAATGTGAGATTTTGCCTGCCAGCCTAAACTTATACTATCGAGGAGTGTTTGAAGGTGATATGTTTTTAGGTCTCTTATCGGCTTATGGCAAAGCGGAGAAATGTGTTTGTATGCTGCAGTATATACATTTTTACCGCTGGTCGAGATTTTGCTGAATCTTCTTTCTTTAAAAAACTCCCAAAGCTGTGCAAGAGTTATGTTTCTTAAATCCAAGTCATAAGGGTTTTTGTTGAAGTCCGAAAGGGCGGTTAACGCCTCTTTTTTATTCTCATAATATCCTATAACTTTGTAGTTCGGGTGTCCTTTGGTGTTATATCCGCAGGTAATTCTCGCCACAAAGGGCTTGCGCCTTTTGCCTGATAATTTTACTACACCGCCGTATCCTGCTGGATTTCTCATAAAATCGCCTCATTTCCATTTTATTGATAAAAAAGTGTAGAAAACAAAGGCGGCTCGTGATATACTAAGTTTGTGTTTTTGGTGGTAGCATATTGCGGCCGC